TGTGCCGTCACGGAAGTACAGTCTTGCATAGTCTGTGCCCGGTGCAGAGTTTAAGGCTGAGGATTTTTTCATTAGTAGTAGGCCGCCGCTGTTGGCTGTAAAGAGTGCGGCAAAGTTTCCTGTGAGTGCTAGGCCACCTGTTTCGCTTCGTATTGTGCCACCAGCTTCAACTTTTGCCACTACAGTTCCTGCGCTGTTTTGCCATTGTTGTAAATCGCCAGACTGTGAAGCCAAACCACGAACCGCAACAGGGACACCAGCCACATTGTTAGTACTAACTGACAGCGAAGCCGTACCAAAAACAACACCAGAGCGAACAAACAAACGCCCAAACGCCTCAAAACCAGACTGCACAACTGAAGCCGAAGTTTGAACCTCAAACAAGTTAGCCGACTGAGAAGCAGAAAAGCCACGCATAATTAAACCCTTGGTGGCATCTGATTGCGGCGTAATTGTGTGATTGCCAACAGTAAAAGCATTAGCAGCACCCAAACGCGCATAGCGAGCATCATTTGTAGTGTTATTAGCAGACTGGTCAAACGCCACCGTCTGAGTACCAGCGTTGTAAGTAATTGGCGAAGTAGCAGCCACCACACCAGCAGGTCCGGTAGGTCCGGTAGCACCTTGTGTGCCAGTAGCACCCACAGGTCCGGTAGGTCCGGTTAACCCTGTAGGTCCGGTAGCACCTTGTAATCCTGTTGGTCCGGTAGCACCTTGTAATCCTGTTGGTCCGGTAGGTCCGGTAGCACCAGGGACACCCTGAAAACCAATAGGCGCAATAGAAACCTCAACAGGCTCAGACACAATCTGAACCGTTACCTGCTCATTGACAACCGAAACTTGGGTGACATCTTTGATAACTGAAATCATGCTGTTGTCACAGTCTCACGAACTGTAAAACTACCAGTCAAAACAAACTGTACATCTGTACCGTTCTGCATCCTCAAGTCATATTTGAAAGTGCCAGACTCAACCCAATCATCCTCAGCAATAACAATAGTGATTTCACCATCATCATTACCTGATACAGCAGCTTCCACTAAAGCAACGCCGCTGGAATTTGGGTCAGCCAATGTTAGATTGCCAGTCCATGCGTTCCAGTTAATCGGGTCACCTTGGTCATCAAGTACAGTTACAATTGTTTCAAAGCGTTGTCCGAAATCTGCCACAAAATTGTGCTTACCTGCAATCATGATTCTGTCATCCATTTCCGCACCCACCATTTACCGGGGCTGTTGTATTTTCTAGGTTTCTGATGCAACGAAATATGAACATGAGACTTGTGAGCATTTAGACCTGTGTATTCACGCCATACCCATTTGCCGGATTTTGATGCAATTCTACCGTTAGAGATAATGTAGTTCACTCGGACTTCTTCTATTCGTAGGCATCTTTGTCTAAGCTGCTCGGCAAACTTGTGCGCGTGAAAATGCTTGGGGTCATGAGTGAAGTCAATGGCACAAACAACGCCTTCCGCGTTCGGGTTATGGTCGCTGACTCTTGATGAGTGGTCAGCATCCCCAACGGTTCCGTCTGACTTGCGGGAGCGTTTAGGTGCATACAAATCAACTTCTCGGCGTAACTGAATAAGTGCTGGGGCAAGAGTCCAAGTCATTACGCAACCCTAAAAGCCATGAAACTAATGTTAATAGTGGTAGTACTACCAATGTTATGGTAAACGCGCCAAGTAAAACCTGTATTGCTTGAGGCTGTGACAGCAATGTTTAACTGTGCAGAAATGCTGTTGCTGAAAACAGGAATTACTACAACTGTTGAACCAGCAGGAAAAGCCGCAGGATAAGTGAAAGTCTTGTTTGTGCCAGTCACGTTTGGAGCAGAAACTGAATCTGTACCAGTCTTAAAACCTAGTGGTACACGCGCATCAAAGTAGTTGGCGTTGTCTAATGTGTATGTGTCAATAGTATTATTTAAGTCTGTGCCCAACATGTACGGTGCACCGCTTGGAAGTGTTGCCATTTTACGCTCCTATCGCGCCTGATTGTAACAAATTAAAACTGACCTGTTGGTCATTTTGAGTTAGATACCATGACCAACCCATAATGTAAAACCTGTTTCCTAAGCGACCATAAAATGCGCTTGGAACATTTGTAATGAGTAGCCGACCCATAAACGGTACACCATTAATAAGTGTGTTCTGAATACCTGTGCTGCACTCATCTAGTAACAGCGTGAATCCTTCAAGCCGCGAAGTTCCAGCATTAGCACTATTGGCTAGAAACGAAGTTGCTAAACTCACCGGGTCAGTTGTTCCCAAAACGGTTGTTTCCCAATCAAAAGTTCGGTTACCAAACTGAGCAAACAACGCAGCGATTGAAACATTATCATTTAAGTTAGGTGCGGTAACTTTTACGGTGCTGTAACGGTTTTGACCGTCTACCTCAACAGCCAAATTTTCCAGTTTGATAGCATCAGCAGGGGGCGCACCAATGCCGCCCTGGTTGTAACCGACTGGTTGCCAAGATAACAAGCCAGTAGGTGCTTCAATAACATCACTAAAAGTTTGGGCGCAAGTCTCAGCAATTAAACTGTACGCATCAACTACGCCACCTGTGTAGGCTGCCATTTGCATTGTCGAAGTTGCACCACCAGCTGAATAATTATCCCAGTTAGTCATAGTGCCTGTGTTGCTGTCAATAGTTCCAGTTAAATCATTAATAGGCCTAGTTGATAAAGCCTCACCCAAAATAGCATTTACTCTGGTTTTAATATCCTGCTGTGGATAATTCTCATAACCAACTTTGGCTTCAGTTAATTTACCTAGTGTTCCAGTTGCCGTAAGCTGCAAAACATATTGGGTTTGGCTTAACATCTGTTGACTAGTATCAGTAATAAAACCTGTAAACAATGGTTGCCAAACAGCGGAATGGTTTTGCATTTCAACACGAACTCTGCGGCCAAGTGGAATGTTAGGCTCGGCAGCATAAAGAATTTGTGCTGTCATGTAAGGTGCGCGGGCAATTTCCCATTGAGTAGTTTTACCGTAAGTAATGTTTACACCGTTCAAAGTGCTACCTGTGTAATAAACAGGTGAACCAGCAAAATCATCAACAGACAAACGAATTGGTCTAGGCATACGCTCCGCCACGAAGTTTAGAAGTACGCAAAATCTTTTCAATAGAGCGCGCTACGCCTTCAGGGTCAATTGCACCATTAACCGTAATGTTAATATTTTGACCAGGTGTGTTCTTACCGCTCAACGGTACAACCGCCTCCGGGCCAGCTTCACCAATTAGTGCGAGTGTAGGGCGTGTGACAATTCCACCGTTTGCTAAGGCTGGGATACCTTCAGGTAATCTTGGAGCCTGAAAACTTTTGCCACCTAAACCCGGAATCCAATCAGGAAAAGTAAATGACAATTTGCCAATGGTGTTGTTCCAGATTTTAGCGATAGCAGCAAACGCCAAACGATAAGGGGTAGTAATTACATTTGCTAAAGTCTTTGCGGTATTAATAAAGAACTCGGGTATTTTTTTGAAGAACTCTAGTAAACTACCAGCCGCATTTTTAACCCACTCAAACGCTCTGTCTACACCTTTACGGAAAGTTTCACTATTACGGTAAGCCAAAACAAACGCTGCAACTAGAGCAATAACACCAGCAACAATAAGTACTACCGGATTCGCTAACAGGGCTAGATTCAAAGCAACCTGACCAGCGGCTGCGCGCTTAGAGTTTGCCTCCATGATAAGCATTACACCGTTGTAAAGAATAGTGGCAGCTTGAACTGCTTTAACTGCAATAGCCAATGTGCCTAGCACCGCAGCAAAGATAACAATTGCATCTGTATTCTTGTTTACAAACTTTGCCAACTTAACAATTTGTGGTGTAAGTTTTTCAAGAATAGGCAACAGCGCGTAACCAATTTCTTCCTGAGTTTCCTGTAAAGAAACTTGCAAACGGGCAAAGCGACCAGCCGCAGTATTAGCAGCTTTATCAGCCTGACCAGCAAAAGTCTTAGATAGTTTCTGCGTAATAACATCTAAATCACCTGATGAAATTGTGGCCTTATCAATACCTGCACCGAGGCGTGAAAGGCTTGTAAAGTTACCTTCCTGGGCTTTACCTAGTGCCTCAGTTACCGCTGATAAATCTTTACCAGTACCAGCCGAAATATCTAACGCTAAAGCCTGTAACTTTTGAGCCTCAGTAACTGAACCTGTCGCACGAACTAAACGGTCTAATGACGGTCTCAGCTGGTCATCAGCAACACCAGTAGCCAATGCTAATTTGGTAATGTAACGCTCAGTTTGTGCAACTGTTTTAGAAGTCGCACCAGTCACATTTTGTAAAGTAGTAGCAAGTTTGGTAGCAGCCAAATCATCTTCAGCAGCAGCCTTAGCGAATACAACAGCTGAACCTGCAAGACCTAACAAAACTTTATTGGCCGCTGAACCAAATTTGGCTAAACGCTTTTCAGCAACAGATAAACCCTTAGGGTCAAAAGTGCTATTAATCCGGATAGTTATGCCTTTAGGGATTGCCATTAGACGCGACCTCCGGAGTCAATGCGAGCCTGTAATTGTTTACGGGCTATCTCATAATTCTTTGCTATGTTGTTGCGTAATTCTTCTAAACCCATTTCATCCACAGCGCGCCAAATTAGGCGAGACTTACGCGGAAATGCGTTGTTAAGTTTTGTTACAAAGTCTGGGCGTTTCTGCCCTCTACTTGTTTTTCCTACTTGCTCAAAGATTGCACCAATTACTGAAGTGTTGCGAAACTCAAGCAAGGCGCGGTAGTCGCTACCTTTGCGTTTCTTACCAGCTGAAAACTTAAAACCTTTACGGATTTTTGTAGCATCCCAACCAGTTCTGCCATTATGCACCCAACCGTAAAGCGGATACGGTATCTCGGGAACATACCTATTTGCTTGGTCAAGAATAGGTTGAGCAGATTTTCTATTGGCTTTATCTAAAGCGCGAAGTACATCCGGTGCCATAGACCGTAACAACACACGCACACGCGCAGCATCTTTAATGACTGCCTGTCCTGCTCTAGTTTCGTTACTTGCCATGTTTAACCTTAAGTATTTCTAACGCTGTGAGAATGTCCTCTGGTGAGCGTTCATCCCACCAGAGTCCAGTCTCAACAGCCAACAGAATAAGTGTGTAACTTAGGCTTCCGCTTCGATAACTTTTGGGTCAGCATCAACAGCTTCAATACTATCAACACCGTTAATCCATTGGTCATACGGAAAACCAGTCACCTTATTACGGTGTAAGTAATGCCATGACATGTAAGCCATATCAGTTAAAGCAATACCGTTTGCCCAGTCAGACATTTTGCCTTTGAACTTTTGTTCCCAAGCGACAATCTCCGGAACCCCGGCTGTCACAGAATGAACTGTGCCATCCGTCATACTAACGCTGAGTTCAATTTTCATTAGGCTAGAGTCACCGAACCTTCAGCAATTGTTAGTTCAACGGATGCTGTTAGGGCATCCGGTGCAGTTCCGCCAGCATCCGGGAATGATGGGAAAACTTCAAAAGTGAAAGTTACACCTGTGTTAGCAACTAGAGTTGCTGAAAGCGTGGTATCTGGTGCAGTCTTGGCTGCGTTCCATAGTGCTTCACAAACAGATGGTGTGGCGTTCCAGTCTTGGAATAATTCAACTGAAAGAGTGCCTGTAGTTTTGATAGTCTTGTAAACAGTACCTGATAGAACATCAAATTCTTGACGGTCATTTTCAAGCGCAAGTGTTGCATTGCTGCATTGGTCGCTGTATGCGACAGATTCGATTGTGAGGGTCAAATCCTGGCCCGTGATAATGGTGGTTGCCATTTTAATTGCCTTCCATAACAGAAATAGTGAACTCAGCCGTTAGCAAATCAGCCTGACCAAGATTGAGAATAGTTGGGTTTGAAACATCACCGACAATAAAGCCAGTAGGTAAAGCAGCAAGACAACCTGTAATCAAATCCTCTAAGTTAGCCAAGGCCGCTTTGTTATCCTGCATGCTCACACAGCAAGTAACTTTGTAAGAAACTTGAAATGTGCCACGCCTAATATTTTGAATTGTAATGTAAGGGTCATCTGGAACAAGAACAACTGCTGGAGGCATAACAACTTCCGGAACCCACCAGTAAACATTTGCTGTTTGTGTAGCAAATAAATCTGAAATGGACTCCCTTAAAGCTGCGAATGACATTAGCCAATCACGCCTTCAACATCAAGGTAAGGTGCAAGTAAACCTGTAACTTTAGAAGTTAACGAACGGCCAAAACGGAACGGTGATGGCGTGAAATCTCCGCCGACACTTTGACCACCTGGGGCGCGTTCACCTTGGAAGATATCAACTGCTAAAGATACGGCTGCCTTACGCATTGCTGCTGGCTCATCATCATAGGAATCGGCTGTGACAATGTCTTTAATGAGTGCATCAGCGGCATCACAAAAAACTTGCAATGTTTCATCTGTGTACAAATCACCAACACCAAGAGCGGTTTTCAGCTCATCAGGTGTAACAAGTGCCATGTTGATTCCTTATGTTTAGGTGAGTGGGGCAGCCGGGGCTGCTGCCCCACTCGGTCTAATTAGGACAGATTCCACTTACGGATGCCAGCAGCCTTTTTGATAGCAAGTGCGCCTGGGCTGTAAAGAGCCAGTTCAACTGTGCCATCTGCAAGGTTGTTGACACGCAACTGTGTAACGCCGCCTTCGTAGAATGTTGCTGCGCTGCTGTTCACTAATAGAAGTGAGTTGTCAGCGGTGGTGGTTACAGCAAAGTTAGGGTCAACATAAAAGTTGAATCCGTTTACATTTCCACGCAAAGCGTTTGATACAGAGCCGCTGTTGTTCTGTGGGTTCTGTGCATTGTAAAGAGCGCGTCCGGTGGTGTCGCGGAATTTCTGGATTTCGCTCCACCATGCGGTGTTACCAATTACATTGTCAGCAAAGTCAGCAGTTGCTGAGTAAACAGCAGCTGATTCAACAGCCAAGAAGTTTTGGAAACCTTCAGCAGTAGCAGCGTGAGTTCCAGCAACAGTACCTGCTGAGACTAGGCGAGATAGAACATAGGTGTCTTGTTCTTTAGCAAGAGCCTTACCCATGTGTGCAACAAGTTCAGTCATAAATGCTGGGCTTGAGCGTTCAATGAGTTCCCAAGTAATACCTGTTGCGCGACCCTTAAAGCCAACAACATCAACGGAGATTTTGTCAATGGCAAGTTCTGATGCAGGGATTGTATCGCCTTCATCAACAACATCAACAGTTGGGTAGGTGTCAACGATTGGAATTTCAAAAGACATGCCAACTGGTGGAAGTGCGCCACGGGAAATCGCATCAATGGTTGAGCGAGTTGCGTTGGATGAGTCAATGATTTCGTTCATGACAGGTGTTGGAACTAGACCTGGGTTAGCGGTGGTGTTGTTAGCAGCGCGTAGGTAATCCTGCGATTCAACATTTCCGAAATGTGCCTTAAGGGTGTGTTCAACAAGTGCGGCAGCCGTTAGTGGTGCAACGCGTGGGGAGGTAAAGATTGGGGTTTTAACAGGGGCAGCAGCTTCAACTACTGGTGCTTCCGCAGCCTCAACCTCAACCGGAGTAACTTCTTCAGTCACGGTGGTTTCCTTATCTTCAGGGGTTTCAACCTCAGGGGATTCTGAGGCTGCAACATCCGTAATCATTGCATGTTCCAACCCGAAAGCTGGCATGGTGACCACGGACACTTCGATTATCTGGGCGGCTGAAATGTGCATGACTTCGCCCTTGTATTTGTAATCAAGAATTTTTGCCCCAATGCTGAAACCTTCGCGTAATCCGGTGGCGGCTTCTACAAGTATGTCATTTCCAATGGTTGTTTCAGCGACACGAAATCTACCAATTATCCCACCAGGATTTGCAGAAAACTCAATTGCTTTTCCAACCGGAACTGTATGGTCATGCTCGCGTAATAATTTTATGTTTGAGGCTTCAAGATTTACTATTGAACCTACATCAAAAACAACTAGACCAGCTGAAGTGTTACCTGGTTTACCGAATGGCACAATCTGGCCTATTAGTTCTCTACGGCCAGAATCGGCTGCCGTAATGTTTCCGCTAAATGTTAGTTCCATTATTACCTTCCGGGATTAGGTCAATCTTATCTCGCGCTTCATCTATGCTCATAATGCCAGCGGCAACATAGCCAGTCATAACTTGCATTTCTTCAATTGATGAACCGCGCAAGAAATCATC